TGACCCCATTGCAATAATGTCTTCTTTACGATATATCTTTTTTGATGCAACCATTTTCTGACAAAATTCTCTGCTATCATTACTCGCTCTTAAAGGTGCATATTGGTATCTCACTTTGTATTGTAAACCTAAATTTGGTTCTTTTCCATCTTGACTACTTTTTGCGTTTGGTCTTGCCGTTCCTGTTGTTACAAAATTCCAAGCCTTAGATAATAAACTTTTATTTTTTGAGTTTAATTTTTCCAACTCATTATCCAATTCATCTTCCGAATCGTAATCAACTTGTCTTTCATCAATAAGTTCCCAATTTTCTAAATCTTCATCTTCTCCATATTCATCTAGTTTTGAAAACATTTTTTTCATTTTTACACCAGTTTCCTCTTCTCTTGTTTCTTCGTCTTGTACATTTTCCAAGTCTAAGAACTGCAAAGGCTGTAAGGTCTTAAAATATAGGTTTAAAGCAATTCCATTAAAAGAAAGTATCTTATCAAAGGCGTCTGTTAAAAGTTCCTGAAAAGGTATAATAACTGTATTATGCATTAATATTGAAGCAGTCTGTAATTCATCAGCATTATTACCAAATCCGCTAGAATCTTTTATTCCTAATAACATAGGCGAAACAACTCTATGAGCTACCATTATTTTTTTCTGTGATTCATCACTTAAAAATTGGTACTGATTATGTGCATCCGATAATTGAACAGGTGTAATGTCCGCTTGTGCTTCTTTATTATCGTTAAAAGCTAAAATGAATTTTCCTGCGTTTGAACTACCTGAAAACTTTTGTTGTATTTTATTTTCAATTAATTTTTGAGCTTCTTCTTCGGGCGTACCATTATTGAAATTGATTAACATAGAAGGAGCAAGTCCATTCATTATATTATTCAAATGATAGTTTGATATTTCTTCTTCAAGTTCAGCATATTGTAAACCACCTTGATAATCAGGTGTAGAATAATAATACATTCCTGCCTTGTAAGGCTTAATGTATAAAATTTCAATTGCGTTTGGTGTTTTTGATAACCCAAAAGATGGTATTCTTAAAGGTTTGTCGCTTGGCTTTGCATTAACCCAATCAGGATGATAGTAATAAGCCTGTATTTGTTTATCATCAGCGCTACATTTTTCAGCTCTTAAAGTTTCGATTGGCAAATGTTCAACTTTTTCAATACTTTTTTTATCCTTAGAATAAATTACTTGCATTGCACATTGACCTGCCAACTTTAAATCATAAGCTAAACGCCTAACATCATCCTTTTTAAACAAAGAAATCATTCTTGCATACTGCTCAGGTTTCTTACCGCTATTTGTAGCGTCCAAACCCTTTCCGTATATCATTTGGCTGATAGCATTTACAACCGCATTATTTGTTGCGCTGCCATTATAACGGTCTATTAAAAATTGAAAATAGTTGTTATTAGCACCAAACTCAACCCACTCTTTATTTTTGGTTTCTATTATTTCGGGACTTGTGTAAGTGCTTAGATTAACAAAACTAATTTTTGAGTTACTTTTGCTTTTTGTTGATACAGTTTTCCTGTTTCTGTTTATGTGTTTGCTCATAATATTATAAAATCGTTATTGCCTCCTTGACTCTTATATCCATCCTTATTAATTGTATAGCTATTTCCTAAAACTTGGTTTATTGCTTGGTCTGTTGAGAAAACTTTATCTCTATAAATTATATTCAAGTCGTTTAAATCTACTCCCTGCGTATTGTATATTTTTAAATCGTAAAAATGACCTTCTTTTAAGTTGTCTATAACCTTTGTAATAACATTGTAATTACCTTCAACAATAGCAGAAACATCAAAAGACGTTGTTTCGTTTGTTTGGTCATCTCTTAACGTTAAAGTACATAAATTAGTATATTCTCTAGGAATAAATTTAAGCACTTGTAAGGTGTCGTTATTAGGTGTTAAATACTTCATACTTATATAATACTATTATTTTGTTATTTTATTTTTTAAAGCAAAAAAAAAGGGACTCAATTAAGAATCCCTTTAATTTTAATAAAAATAATTACAATACTATGCGTTTGGGTCAATTACAACCGCACTTGTGTTGTCTGTTACTACTGTTGAAACTGTGAAGTTTGCAGGTGCTACTTCTTGACCTTCTAAAGTCAAAGTAAATCCGCTTAAATCTCCCATTGCAGCTCCTGAAACTATTGTACCTCCATTTACTTCCGCTCCATTTTCTAAACCTACTAAAAAGAAATTTCCATTATAGTCTTCTATTGCTACGTGAGGACGTGCAGAAGCTAATAATTTGATTTGTTCTTGTGTAGCTTTGTCTAAAGTAGTCAAAGTTAAATTTAAAGTTTGTGTATAAAAAGTAGTTCCGTTTTCTCTTGAACTGTTTATTGCAGTTTCTAAAGATGAATTTCCTTTTATATCAAATTTGAAAAAGTCAGGTGTACCACTTATTGCTGTGATTTCTCCTGCTACTTCTGTAACTGTTCCAAGTGTGCCAAAGTCTGCGAAATAAACCGCCTTTAATCCACCAACTGAACTCTTACAAGGTAATCCTCTACCTGATGTTAAAATACAAGCCATTGTTTTATATGTTTTAAGTTATTAAAAAAAGGGTAAGCAGATGAACTACCTACCCCTTTTTATTATTTATTTATTTAGAATTATGCTACTGAATAGTAAACCACATCTTCTAGAACTCCGATTTGAACCCCTGCTGTATATCTCATAATGAAACGTACATTTTTAGAACCATCTAAGTCAGCCATATCTAAAACCTTTACTTCGTTGTGGTCTGCTAAAAGTCCAGTTCCAAAATATAAGTTAGATTTTAAAGTAGCTACCATTTTATTGTCAGTCAATCCGTTTGCTGCTACAATTTTAACACCGTCGAAATATTGGATATCAATATCTTGATTAGTACCTAATCCGTTTACACCGTTTGCTCCTTGTCCGTTTGCTTGGAAACCTCCTAAAGCTCTTTTGTAAGCTCTAAAGATGTTTTGAGAAACATAAATATATAATTCTTCGTTACCATATAAAGAAGAAGGAATTGCATCTACAACGTCTCCTAATTTTTCGATTACGTTTGCTGCTGTTACTGCTACTCCTGCAATGTCTTGACCTGCTGGTAAAGTTGCTGCTGCTAATAATGTAGAAAAACCATCAAAAGAACCTGCTCCGTCTGTACCACTCCAAACGCTGTTTTCAGTTGCTTCTGCAATTTTACCTGCCATTAATCCGATAAAGTAATCAGAAAAAGTTGATGGTAAATCATCAAAAGCAGAATAACCCATTGAAATAGCTTCCCAGTCAGATTGGAATGGTGTCTTACAAAGTTCTAAATTTACTTGTAATTCTTTTGGTTCAATGATTCGTTCAGTTAAAGCAACAGTTCCCGCATCTGTAAAGTCACAGCTTGCGTTTGCAATTACTCCTGATAAATCAACTCTTTTTAATACTTCTTTAAATTTTACATTTGGTTTTACTTCGATTAAACCATTTGCGATTGTGTTACCACTCAATAAAGCTGCCGAAATATATTTTCCTGCAAACTCTCCTGCGTATGTACTCGTGATTGTTAATGCCATTTTATTTATTTATTTAATTTATTAAAAATTCTACTTTGAACAGTACTTTTCCCTTTTTGAGAATAAAGGTTCAATTCTTTTTTTTCTGTAATTGCTTCGGGGTTGTGATTAATTCCTTCAACTTCTGAAAGTTCAACAGATACAACTTCGTCAACAACTTCAACATCTTCAACCGTTGAAAGTGTTAAAGATTTAATTTCGTCTCTTAATTTTTCAATCTCTGCAAAGAAAGTTTCTTTACTAATTGATTCAATTACTTTTTTAGCTGTTGGTGTTTCAGTAGCCAATTCTTCTTCTTCAACAACTTCTTCCGTTGGTGCTTCTTCGGTTGGTGCTTCTTCGGTTGGTGCTTCTTCTTCTGCTCCTGCTTCTTTGATTTCAGCAATGATACCTTCTTCTGCAACAACGATTGTCATTCCATCAGCAGTAACATATTCTCCAACTGGTACTGCAACTCTTTCTTCGTCTGCAACGACAAAGATTTCTGCACCAACCTCAAATGCTTCGGCTTCTAAAACCGCACCATTATCAAGTTTCATTTGTTCTAACTTCACTTCGATACCGAGCAAAGTTCTAACTTTGTTTAATGTTTGATTTGTGTTCATAGTTATATAATAAAATTTAGTTAATATTTTGTGTTTTGGTTATCCAATAATATATATTAAATTATGATGTAGTTGGTCTTTTATAGTCATCTAATGCTTTAACAAGTTCTTTACCAGTTTGCATAAGTTTTTTTAATTCTTTTATTTCTGGTACGCTTGAAGAATCAACCCCTAATTCTTTAGCAGCTTTTTCAAAATCAGATATTCTTGCTGGAGCTTCATTGTTTATCCAAGTATAAATAGCATTTCTTTCTTGGTTTAAACTTTGCCAAGATTTATATGCTTCCGATATTTTATCTTCAAACTTATCTGCTACTTTAGTTGCTGATTTTTCTACATTCTTTAAATTAGATATAGCATCTTTTATTATTTTAATAGAACCCAACTCAACTTTTTGCGTTGCTAATTCTGTTTTATCC